GCAGGTTTTCCCCCTGGGTCTACCGAACCTACATCAACTCCTACTCCGCACAAAAGGCCACCTTGGGTTTGAATAAAGGATTAAAATGGCGAACAAAAATTATAGATCGCAATCCATAAGGATATCTAGGATAACCTCGAACTTTATTACCTCCGTCTTCAACCCAAGGACGCCAACCCTCATTATGTGCAAGAGGAGGAAAGAAGTCACGAATTTTAACTCGTACACCTTTTGATCGCCTTTCGCATGTGTTTACATCTGTACAAAAGACCCAATCATCTACCCCAGGTCTAATTGGCAGTAAAGGCTTAACTACATTATCAGTTAATACCCCGCCTCGCACATGTATGGTCTCAACTACATTCATTCTAACCATTGATGTGTCAGCCATACCACGTAACATCTCAAAAGTATCCATTTCATATTTCTTATATGATCCAGTCACTGTCATAATAGAACAGATTGAATGGTGAAGAATTCCTCGTAGGGTTGGAAAATAGACTACAGCTTGTCTATTCTCTACCGCTTCTCTAATAAAATTATACACCTCTTCATTAACGCGTCGAGTATCCTGAATAACAAATGTAACTCCCTCAACATTTCCTCCAACGAAAGGACGTAAAGCCTCAAGTAGATCATGCATTGTTTTAACCTTAAGCATGACATGCTGCTCTTGCCCATGCGCATCTCTCCATCCAGCAACGGCATTAAAATATCTTATCATCCTGGCCATTTCAGGCTGATACTCCATAGTAACATCAGTTGTAAGGATGCAGTAAATGTTAAACAAACGATGAGTTGATGAAAATAGGAGATCATTTCTGGGCATTAGACTAAGTGTCATTCCCATCCTAAATTTAATCATTCCATAATCACCGTTGAAAATAGCCTCAAGCAATATATTTACATTTTGTCTAACTGATCTCCTAATTGGATCGTAACCTCGAACTCTATCGCATACAAAGGTACCATCTCGATCACAATATCCAGTTTGAGGAAAATATACCCGAAAGTCTCCATGAAGCTTCTCTCTCATGAACCCCCCTGGCAATTGAGCTAAAACTTTATCATCAATTTTAATACCATATAGATTTAAAATCTGATAATACGTACGGGACGGAAGTCGGCCATTAATGAATGCCGCCCGAATGTATTCATGTACCTCGATATTCTCAAATAGAGTACCAGTGGATAACTCACAAATTAGCCTCAACCCCTCCATCAACTCACGTGAGCCATACATAGCCCTAACATATTCATCGACCATTTGTTCAGAATCATTAGATTGCCATAAATTATGATATTTCTCAATAACAATTAAAGCATCAGGATCAGAAGCACCTCCTTTATAAGCATTCCCATCAGCATGAATTCTAGTAAAGATATCTAATCCCTCACGAGCAGTAAATGGAAAAATATCTTTATTGTTTAATAATCCTGGGGTCGGTTTTGTAAATGGAGCACCATGCAAGTGATGCTGGTTGATCAAAGCTGGATTCTCTCTAACACAATGAAAATTGCGCCATGCGGTATCATCAGTCTCATGACTCCACCAAATCATTGGATGTAATGCAACCTGAAGATATAAAGGACAATAAACCCAGTGAAACCATTCTGCAAAAGAGTATAAATAAGGCTGGATATTTGATTGGATTATTTGCAAAACATCCCTTTTGTAAGCTGGATGTGAAATTCCTTCAGCAGCATAAGCATGATCAACGTAAGTTTCAATTATACCAATCACCCCAATCAATAATCCATAAGCAGGGAGAATTCCTCCTCCTTCAACTCGCTGTGGAACAAATGGCCTTCCAGGAACTCTGATCACTCTTCTATTCGTATAATAACGAATACCTCCAACTTCACGCTGATAAATAATTCCTTGATCCTGTAGCAGCCACTCTTGAATTCTGCGCATTAGTTGCCATCGTCTACGCCTTTGATCATCTCCCATATTTGGAATATTCTCAAGCACTGTAAATGCGTGCACATTTGTATCATAACGTGTAATATCACTAGGATCATTCAGATATTGTGGTTGACCACGGACATCAGTAGCATAACCTCTAGTTCCTACTAATAGAGATACCTCATTTTTAAAGAAGGTTGAGAATATAGCATGAAACAATCTTGCTTTAACATGGAGATTACTAGCATATAGGTTTGGGTTTAGAAGAAGAGATATTTTGGCACCAACTAGTACAAACAATAATTTAGATGGTGTTGGAGCACCAAAATCTTCAAATCGAGCACATATATTTGTAAAAGGAGACATAATGTCGTAAACAATTCTTTGACATATCCCTATTGGATCTACTGTTGATAACAACGACTGCCACTCAGCAAGTATAATTGGTAATCCTTGCATTGTCGAAATATTAATATTCTCACGAGTTTCAAATATTGAAAAAGCTTCAGGTCCAGGAATAAGTTGAATAAAGGATATTCTTGACTGTACAGTGCTCATCAGTGTTGATAAAACATACAATCTAAAATTTGGTGAAATTAAGAAAGCTTGTTTATATGTTGCATAATAAATCTCACTTGAAGGGAATGTTAGTAACCAACTCATTTCTACTTCTTGCATCATTGTCTCACGCTTATATCTTTTTAGCATTACTTGAAGTTGATTTCCAACAATATCACCTACACGTAGTTGACACATCTGTAATATGTTAATATAATCATTAATTGACATTCTCTCACCAATCAATTCCTCTAGAACATTAGCATGACATTCACTCGAAACAAAATCCACATTTGCATAAACTGGCTCTCCCATCTTTCTATTAAAATCAGCCTCAACTAACGGACCGTTGTCACCAATGTTAACTGTAGTCCCTAACCCATTATTTGTCATCTCTTCCTGCACTTCCTGTTGAAACCATTTATATTGGTTATATTCAATCATCGCCTCTGGTACGTGGGGGTAATCATCATAATTATCATTCGCTAACCATCCTTGAATTCTACGAAAAGATTGTATTCCAGGGACCTTAATCCAACAATTATCTTTAAACAAATACTTTTTTCCATCTTCATCTTTCGCAACATAGATCCATCGTCCTGCTTTCGCAGCTCCAGCAATAACAAAAATTATAAATTGCATCATTTCGCTTGGGTTTTTCACATCATTATACTTAATTTCAGGAGCACATGTTTGATTAGTTAAACCTATACCTAAAGCCTCTTTTCCATTTACACGGCAATAAGTTTTCTCCATTTCTAAAGGATCAATAAATAAATCGAACCCAAAATTTTCTGTTTTGATTCTAACATAACTATAGTCAAATCCAGTACCAAAATTTTCTTTCATTGATTTTGAAAAAGGGAAAACATCAGTTCCATGAGTTCCACTTAAAGCTCCACCAACACCTGCGGACAGACCTATTTTCTTAACTGACAACTGATAAAAATGTGGTAAAGACTCAAGCAAAACCAATCCATTACATGGTCCCTTAATTCCATCTCCTTCAGTGACAATCGATGGTTTGATTAAATCATTTGGTTCTAAAGCCAAGCTGGCTGATGGTACTATTTTTGAAACATTAGCAAATTGTTTTAATGCTGTTAAGAGTTGATCTAAATTATCATCTGGAATTTGAGGAATTGGTATCTCTGAATTTCTCTCCTGTAATGTTGTAGCTGTTTGAGTTAATAAATTTCCTAACATATGCATCTTTAAATTTTTATTTTCATCCTTCTTTTCGGTATCCGACTTTTTACCTTCATCTTTTGTTTCCTGTGATTTAGATTCTTTATCAGTCTCAATAGTGTTGTCACTCGAAATCTTTGTCTTAGTATCTTTACTCTTCTGTGTCTCAGTATCATTATTCTTCTGGTCGATCACATTGCTTTGGTTTGTAAGGTCAGTGGTGGTTTTATTGTCTTTCTCTTCTTTTTTCCCAGGTTTAGTTTTCTT